CCGAACAAATCAAGAAAGTCCACCCAAAAACAAAAGCGGGTATGATTAGTGCTATGACCGAAAGAATGTTGAAGATGTCTAAAGAAGACATGAATAAACTTTATGCTGGTTATATGAACGAAGAAACTATGGAAGACAGTGAAATTGTTGTTGAAACAAATTTAGATGTTTCTTCTGAGCTAAACGCACTAGTTGAGTCTGAAGCTACTCTTTCCGAAGAGTTCAAGCAAAAAACCGCAATACTTTTTGAAACAGCATTGACTAATAAACTGTCAGAAGAAGTTGACAGAATAGAAGTATCATATGCAGAAGCATTAGAAGAAGAAATAACTTCAACTAAAGCTGACCTTGTTGAAAAAGTGGACAACTACCTCAACTATGTGGTTGAAACTTGGATGGAAGACAACAAACTTGCTGTGCAGAATGGTCTGCGTACTGAGATTGCTGAAACTTTCATGGAGAAAATGAAAGACCTCTTCACAGAGTCTTACATTGATGTTCCAGAATCTAAAGTTGACCTAGTTGATGAACTATCTGAGTCCGTTGATGAGTTGGAAACAAAACTCAACGAACAAACACAGAAAGTAATCGACACTACAGTGGAACTAGAAGGATACAAAAAGTACTTGATCATACGTGAATGTACTCGTGACCTTGCAGAAACACAAGTTGAAAAACTACAGTCACTCGTTGAAGATGTGGACTATGAAGATGAAGATTCATTCATCGCAAAAGTAAACACCATCAAAGAGTCATACTTTAGTAAAACTATCAAAGAAGAAGTACAACAAGACATGGCAGAAGATACAGATACTCAAACAGTTGAAGTTTCTGATGTAATGGCATCGTACTTAAATACAATTCGTAAAACAGCATTAAAATAAGGAAGTAATCAAATGCAAGTATCATACGACCAACTAATCGAAAAGTGGGCACCAGTCCTAGACGAAGGTCAAGCAATAAAAGACCATCACAGACGTCAAGTAACTGCCGCTATCCTCGAAAACCAAGAGAAAGCTCTAATAGAAGAGCGTTCATCAATGGGTGGATTCTTAACAGAAGCTGCTCCAGGAAACGCAACATCAAGTGTTTCTAACTTTGACCCAGTATTAATCTCATTAGTACGACGCGCAATGCCAAACCTAATCGCATACGACGTATGTGGTGTACAACCAATGAATGGCCCAACAGGTCTTATCTTTGCTATGAAAGCAAGATACGGTGCTGGTGCAACTTCTTCAACAGAAGCATTATTCGGTGAAGCACAAACACAGAAGTCTGGTGATCAAGCTGGTACACACGATTCAGATAACGCATCTGGTTTCAACGGTGTTGATTCAGAAGGCGCTCGTTTAACATCACTTACTGCTGGCGGTATGTCAACTGCAACTGCTGAAGCATTAGGTTCATCAGGTGGCGGAACATTCCAAGAAATGGGCTTCACAATTGAGAAATCAACTGTTACTGCTAAGTCACGTGCATTAAAGGCAGAGTATTCTTTAGAGCTTGCTCAAGACCTTAAAGCAATCCACGGTCTAGACGCTGAAACAGAATTAGCAAACATATTGTCAACTGAAATCCTCGCTGAAATTAACCGCGAAGTTGTCAGAACAATTAACTCACAAGCTAAAACTGGTGCTCAACAGGCAAACGTAACTGCAAACGGTATATTCAACATGTCATCAGATGCTGATGGTCGTTGGAGTGCTGAGAAGTTCAAAGGTCTCGGAGTACAAATCGACAGAGAAGCAAACGTAATTGCTAAAGAAACTCGTCGTGGTAAAGGTAACGTAATCATCTGTTCATCCGATGTTGCTACTGCCCTCGCCGCTGCTGGAACTTTAGACTACTCACCTGCTATCGCATCTAACCTACAGGTAGATGACACAGGTAACACTTTTGCTGGTCTATTAAACGGACGTACAAAAGTATACATCGACCCATATGCAAGTACAGACTATGTAACAGTAGGTTACAAAGGTACAAACCCATATGACTCAGGCGTATTCTATTGCCCATATGTACCACTACAAATGGTTAAAGCCGTTGCAGAAAATACATTCGCTCCAAAAATCGGGTTCAAAACTCGTTATGGTATGGCGTCTAATCCATTCGTAGGTGCTACACCTGCTGATGGCCTTGCTGCAGTGAAAACTAACCAGTACTACAGAATCTTCAAAGTGACTAACATCCTTACATAGATTACTGTAAAAAAGATTTATTCTTTTGGGGAGACTTCGGTCTCCCTTTTTTTTTGAAAAAAGTAAAATTAGTGCTTGACTTTTTAGTAAAAGTTTAGTATAGTAGGAATATATGGCCAGTAAATGAAAGGAAAAAATGTTATGAAAGCATATGAAATCAAGTTAAAGTTGAACACGAGAAAAGAAAACTGGAAAAGATTTTCTACCGCAAGAGAAGCAGTTAAGTATATTCTTACAGAAAGACATGCCGAAGGATTCACGGTTGATGGTCGTACTTATGAAGATAAGTTTGAAGAGATTGAGTGGATTGGAAAGGGGAGAATAGTAAATGTCTAAGTTAGAAATAGATAAAACATATCGTATATCTGTAACTGAAGGTGGATACGAAGAAGTCGCAGAATATTATAATCGTGAAGAAGGAAAAGTATATCTAGTTAAAACCGCATATGAAAGTGTTGATGTAGATGTTACTCCAGAAACTCAAACAGAGTTAAACTTATTGAATCAATATATCGATAAAGATAGTAAAGGTACAGTATTATTAGAAAGAGATTTTTGTAATATTGAATTTCAAGGTGTGGGCGATGCTTATTCTATAGTCGTAAAAGAACGTCAATCTGGTGAAGAGCTGGATATAGACGCAACCAAAATGTATCTTGACGAAAAATGGGAATGGGTAGATGATGAAGGATACTATTCATTGCCTATTGTATTAACAGAAGTAAAGGTACAAGTAGGTAAAAAGTACCAAATATTTGTTCCAAAAGGAGGATATACTGAATACGAAACATATGAGAATGTAAATCAACCAAATGATTTTTTATATACAACTACTTCTTGGAGAGGTGTGGATGCGTTCGTTACTATAGAAAGCGCTGAGGAAGCCAAGTTATTAGAATACTATATAACTAAAGATACTACTGGAACTTTCCAACTTGATTCTCGTTTTAATAACGTTAAATTTGAGGGTTGTTCTGGCTCATACGGAGGTGTAGTTAAAAACGCAGAGGGAGAAGAGATTGATGATGACCCTCTTGATGACTATGAGAAATGGGAATTTATGGAATGTGAATCATACTATGAATGCCCTATAAGAATAAAAGAAGTGGAGTAAATAATGTTTGAGTTTTTTCTAGGATTAATGATAGGTGGTTTTGGTACCATACTATTTGTCTTTATGACAAGTGTCGATATAGATTGTGGTGGGTATACATCTATGACACCCGAAGAGGAAGAAGATGAAAGGGAAATGTATCTTAGGGGTGAAGATTAGTGGGAACTAAAGCGGGAAAAATTTGGGGAAACACAGAACTGATACACGCGAATGGTGTATTAGAGTTTCATCGTATCGAGTTTAAAAAGGGATACAAGTGTTCCGAGCATTTACACAAACATAAATGGAATGGTTTCTTTGTAGAGAAAGGAACTATGATTGTGCGTGTATGGCAAGATGGAGAACAGGACGGTCTTGTTGATGAAACAATACTAACCGCAGGAGATTTCTGTCAAGTAAAACCAGGAAAGGTGCATCAGTTTGAGGGCGTCCAAGATGGTGTTGCGTTTGAATTATATTGGGCAGAGTTTGCTCACGATGACATTGAAAGAAGAACTATAGGAACTGCTATCTAACAACAAACTGTGAAAAGTTAAATACTGCAGTAAATCCTAAGTAAGAAGCTTGACCAGAATTAGATACAAACTCAATACCACCTAAACTCGTAGGTATACAATCTCTATAGGTTATAGTTTTATTAACATTATTATGACTTGATAAAATAGAAAGAGTTATATCTGAGTATGTTGGTATTGCTGTTCTTCTATCTCCAGCTGTTACTTGCCCATCATTAACGGTTCTTTGTAGCCAATCGAACATTTCGTTATAAGAAGCCATATCCTCATCAAGCAAAATATTAAACGTCAAACCACCAAACCTCATTGCGTCACCTGCTATAGGAACAGAAGTTATTCTTCTTACAGGAAGTTCTACAGCATTTACGTCAATAGCAGGATGTGATACTGATTGAACAAAATACTCTAAGTTTGGATATCTTGCTCGGTCAATACTAATACGAAACCCTGTGGGTTGTAAGTAGTTTACATTAGATGTAAGTTCAGCATCTTTTATTTGGGTTTTTAGCGTTGCGGTATTTTGTGGCATTTTAGTTCCTATATCTTCTACTTCTATTTATATATAATAAAGATACAAAAATAAATAATACTTGACTTTTTACATAAAACGATATATAATATAGGTTATACGAGAAAGGTGCATTAATGATAAATTTAGAATCCATATTGGCAGAGTGGAAAGAGGACTCTCTTATAAAGGAAGGTCAACTCGACAAGAATAGTATGGACACTCCTAAAATGCATGCCAAGTATCTTGAGTATCTATCCCTAACCAAACTACGATTAAAGAAGGCAGAGTTTTCTCAGAAGTCTCTGTTGAAAGATAAGTGGTTATGGTACAATGGAAAGATGGACGAAGAGACTATGAAGTCAAAGAACTGGTCACCCGACCCTTTCAATGGACTCAAAGTATTGAAGGGTGACCTAGAAAAATACTATTACGATGCTGATACAGAAATACAAGAGAGTGAGATACGCATTCAGTATCTAAAAACTATTGTTGAAACTCTCGAAAGTATCATGAATAATCTCAACTGGAGACATACGACGATTGGTAACATCATCAGAATAAGACAACTTGAGGCAGGATACTAATGAGTGTAGAAGAGAAAGCAAAGGTATTCGCAGAAGAACGAGTTAATTATCTTATAGATAATAACTATATCGATGAAAATCGAAAAGAAGAATTATTTGAAGTTTTAAGATATAAGTTTATAGAAGAAGATGCCAGAGACAGAGAATACATTACCGAATACAATAACCGTAGGACTCAAGAATCATAGCATGATGCTGGTTGATGCTGAAGCGCATCAGATACCAGAACTCCGCGAATACTTTTCATTCTTTGTACCAAACTATAGATATGTACCTGCCTACAAGAACAAAAAGTGGGATGGCAAAATCAAACTATTCAATCAGGTCACGCGCGAACTCAATGTGGGTTTGTATGAACACTTGCGTAAGTTTTGTAGTGACCGAATGTATCCCCTACGATTACAAGAAACTGATTACGGACATCCGGCGCAGAAAAATAAATTAGACCATCAAACCCTTGTGAAGTTTCAAGAGAGTTTAGGTTTACCTTTCCCCCTACGCGATTACCAATATGAAGCAGTCTCTCACGGCATCGAGAAAAAACGCGCGATTTTATTGTCCCCTACAGGTTCGGGTAAATCTTTTATCTGTTATAATCTTATACAATGGTACATGGATAATTATGGTGACAAGCAAATACTTATAGTTGTTCCAACAACAAGTCTAGTCGAGCAACTCTATAAAGACTTTGATGAGTATGGATTTGATGTAGAAGAAAACGTGCATCGTATCTATAGTGGTAAGGATAAGAATACCGACAAACCTATTATCATATCGACGTGGCAATCTATATACAAGTTCAGTCGAGAATGGTATGAAAACTTTGGTTGCG